ACCAAAGTCTTATTGCTTCTCCTGGTCCCCACATGTCAGGAATATAAACACCATTAACGTATTTGTATAACATGTCAGCTAAGCCTTCACAACCTAATCGAGGTAGCACTGTGAGTTTAGCAAGTTTTTTTAATTCTAGTAATCGGAATGTTTCAAGTTCAGGATCGTCATGAGCTACCAATAATGTATGATCAAATTGATCTTCTAAAACTTTTTTGAGTTCCTTGAGACCACCATAATCAGCAACCCAATTACGAACATCTAAGTCGTTTGTACCAAAGTAAAACTTCATTGAAAAACTATAACCGTGTATCCTGTTACAGTGACTATCTGCTCTCCATTGTCGATACGCACATGGAAAAGCATCGTGGTACTCTTTGGTACTGGTATATTTGTAAGTTACTGGTATTACATTATTTGGGTATAGGTTTGCCAATTTTTCTTCTCCTCAGTTGAATAGCAACGACACGCAGAATTTTTATAACGGAACGAACGTCTTGAGATCGCATGTCACTGAGGCCGGTATCTTTGCAGTGGTATATTAATTGCAATTACCCGTGACCTTTCATTGACAAGCAAATGTCATAAAATTCTTTTTTCAAGGCCGGATCAGTTTCAAAAGCACCCAGCATGATAGCAGTAGTCATGTCCGACTCGTGCTCGCGTACTCCACGCATGGTCATACAATGATGTTCAGCTTTCACGACGACGGCAATATTTCCTGTCTGAGCATAATTGCGGAGTGCAGATGCAATCTGTAGTGTCATTTCTTCCTGTATCTGGGGTCTCTCGCAAATGTGATGAACGAGTCTGTTGAATTTGCTCAAACCAATGACTTCGTCTGCGGGCACTATCCCCACCCAGCAACGTCCAACGATATTTTGAAAATGATGAGCGCATGTTGATCTTATACTAATTGGTCCTGTGGTATAAAGACTTTTATAACCTAGATTGGGAAATGCTGTGATTTTTGGAGGATTAACATAACGACCCTTAAAAGTTTCTTTAACAAACATCTTAGCCACACGCCTTGCAGTGTCTTGGGTGTTATGATCATTTTTAGTATCAATTATCAAACTATTTAGTACACCTTGAAATCGTTCAGCTACCTCATTGACTAAACAATCAATTTCATCATTGCTTTCTATAAATGCTGATATGTTGTCATTTGCGTGAAATCTGGATCCTGCTTTTTGAATCCTTTCTCTTATTATTTGACTTATGGGTTTTTCAAGATCAATTTTCATAATATGTTTTTTTAAACCAATTAAAAGTAGAACTAGTTATATTATCTATGCTACTGTGACTTGGCTGCCATGATGTGTCTTGCATAAATTTACTTGGATCTGCATATAATTGAGCGGGATCTCCTTCGCGTCTAGGTCCAATACTCAAATTAAGTTTGGTACCTGCATAGGCAGCAACTTGTTCTAATACCTCTTGGTTTGAATAACCCTTGCCTGTACCTAAATTATAACTGCGATATTCTCCAAATTTAAATCCTTCTGCAAGACAAACTGCCTCTAGGTGAGCTTGCGCTAAATCAGAAACATGTATGTAATCACGAATACAAGTACCGTCTCTTGTTTCATAATCATTTCCGTTAATAACAAGTTCTTTATTACTGAGCACGCTATCTATCGCGCGAGTAAATAAGTGAGTGCCATCTTGTTTTGGACCTATACGACATTTGGGATCGGAACCTGCAACATTAAAATAACGTAAACTTATTCCTTTGAATTTATGAGCTTTACAATGATCTGCTATTATCCTTTCGGTCATTAATTTTGACCAACCATATGGATTGATCGGAAAAGATGAATATGCAGCATTTTCACTTATGGGACAGTGTGCATAATTACCATATATCGCAGCAGAACTACTAAAAATAATACTACCCGACCATGTTTTGTTGGCTAACCAATTTAACATACGATTAGTTTTAGCAGTGTTATTATTATAATATTCGCCGGGATCAGTGACACTTGGTCCAACTAAACTGGTGCCTGCACAATGAATAATAGCATTTACTTTTCTAAGAGAAGCACAATAATCTACTATATCAACAAAATCTGTGCAGAGAAATTCATCTAAAAATTCTAAAGTTGCAGGAATAGTAATTTTTCTATCTACTCCAATTACGGTATAACCAGCTTCATTGAATTTCAAAGCTATATGCCCGCCAACATAACCGGTGGCACCTGTGATAATAATTGTGTTTGACATCAAAATTTCTTTATAAAGTTGTTGGTAATAGTTTGTTTTTTAATACTTGGCAGGTGTTAAGTGCTTTCTGTAATCTTTAGATTTACGCAGCATATACTCTCCTTGTCCTTCTAAGATATCACAGATACGATCAATAGTACCATTGTTATAGTCACTGATACGACCTATATTTTTGTGGGGACGACTCAGTAATGGAATCAATTTTTGTATAGCATCATCAAGACTCCAAGGCACATAAAGTCGTTCGTGATCATTGGCAAAAGTTTCAGGAAAGCTGCGATAAGCAGGATATAATACATTGACACCAAGTGTATCTGCTTCGCTAACTGTATTTGATACCCAATCTTGTAGAGCACAATTAAAAAGAACTCTGGTGTCGTTGAGTAAATTATAGTAATCGTTTTTTTCTAAGTCTTCATAAATGACTAGTTTACCTTCCGACTGTAATCGACGAGTACGTTCCATATAACTACTGTTGTTAGTGCGCAACTTTGAACCAGAAAACACAGCGAACTCTACTTTTGGTAAATAATTTAAGTTATTTGCCAAGTCGTGATATTTTTCAATCAAGTCCATGTAAAAGTCGGGTTGTTTTTCTTGATCCCAACGAGCTGCAAAACCCACTCGAAAGGTGCGTTGATCGAATGATTTGAGAGGCCCCATTATACGATTTCTAACTTCGTCTTTGCCAAATGCAAGTCCTGAAATATTGTAGATTGGCGCTTGCCAGCCTGCAATGCGCATATGTGCTACCATTTCTTCGTTAGTGGCCAAAATACCTGTAACAAAAGAATTAACCATACGCTCATAACAAGCCATCCACGATTCCATGTTCCATACATGAACGAAGTCGTCAGGATCAATAGTTTGTGCAAGACACCGTACAAATATTTTAGGACGATGGTTGACATTGATTTGATCAAGAATGTAGGGCAAGCTCTCAATGCCCGGTTGGAACATATCTTCAAAATAGATAACATCTTCACTTGTCACTGCTCCCAATTTCATCAATTTAACCAAATTCATCATTTGACTCATTCCAAAATAACTTCGTCCATGTGCATCTAAGACTTGTCCTGTTACAATGGCTTGATCATTGCTCAGTGTTTCTCCTTCTACAATGTAGAAGTTGATAGCTCTACGTTCAAAAATTAATCTATTCCATTCTTGTAATTGCAGGGTATATCTGGCTTTATAGGGTTCAAGTCCCATATAAAATAATTTACGCATGTTTACGTACCTGCTTGATCATCTGTATCCAGTTATCACGTGGTATTTTACCATCCCGCCAACGTTGGAAGTCAACGTATGAACTATTGTTATTGTTAAGATATGTCTCATCAAACGGGTAACCAAATTCGCGGCAAAAATCACGGAATAGATCTAATTCGTCAAAGATTTTTTTAACTTCAGGTTTAAATTGAAGATGTTTTTTGAGGCTTTTTTTAGACATTTAATTCTTCTTATACTGAGATAAGTTGTGGATGAAATTTATGATAATATACAGTAGCTCCGTTTTCGCCGTCTTCTGCCACAGTGATTTCAATGTTACGATTGGGATAACGAGAAGCAATGACTTCATATAAGTCGTCACTGATCATTTCGCAACTTTTGTATTCCAGCGACAGTATACCTTTGTCTCTAGAATACAGTTTTTCAAGCCATCGCTTGAATTGGATGAATTCCACATCTCGATCATTGTGGAATACTTCGATAGCAACAGTAAAATGAAAAATATGCCTATGTGGATAACCAAGAAATGATACATCATATTCATCTCCGGTCTTTAAATTAATATCAGTTTCGGCAGCAGGATAATTATGGATGCCTTCTTTACGAAAAGTAATCCAAATCATACGCCGAGCACGATCTTTAATACGTTGACGTGTGTCTGCCAATGCTTGCTGTCTTTGTTCCATGTTAGTTCTTAATAATTTGGTCTTTAGTATATTGATCCCAGTCAGTGAACTTTGCAGGATCCATTAGATCATGCAAACGATGGCACCATACACCGGGATTGGTTGAATCAAAATCACTATCATCTATTTTTATCACGGTATTATAGTTAAAAAGATTAACATATGGCATTTTAACACTGATTATGGGAATAAATCTACGATATTCACACAAACTACTGTTATGAAATTCGCCCAGACCATTGACATCTATATCTAAAGTACACCAATACTCTCGTTGTAAAAAATATAGAAGCATGGATTCCCATTGTTGGTATTCTTGAAATGTAGGTTGTTTAGGAAAACTCATGTTGGCACCAAAATAAATATGATCATATCCTAGTAGATGTTTGGTGATTTCGTTAATAGATTGTAATCCAATCACAAATAAAGTTGGTTTTTTAAACATAGGGGTTTGTTCTACTTCTATACCATGAAAAAAATTAACTTGATTATCAAATCCTTGTCGATTCATTATCCATCCTTTCAAAATTTGGTTCATTGTTAGCTGGATTATTGTCTGTAGTAAAAAAATTATTAAACATGGTATTAGAATTTAGTGCTTTTTTTCCTGCAAAACCGCGTGTGCCTATAATCTGCATCCAGTATTTGGTATAACGATCTATAATTTTATAACTGGCCGATGCATTAGGCGCTGCAAATATACTATCTATAATATCTTCAAAATATTCGTAATCACCATCATTACGCTGCATCATAGCTGGATATTCTCCGGCTTCAAAACGTCTATTAGCTTCTTGCACTGCGGTAATATGCATCCAAACATTATGCCCCATCAACAAAGCATAACTAAAACTATCCCAACTAGTTCGACCTTCTTTACCGTTTTTGTTAAGATCGCCTGGTTTATAATAACATATATCACGCATGGTCAGCAAATCACTGACAGGGCTTTCTTGCCAATATGTGTGAATATTATCAGCTAGTATTCCGGTACTCCATTTACGTGTATCAGTTGCATATTTTTTATCGTCGGCGCTTGGTGCCATCCGATAACCCCATTTTCCACATTGTGGGAATACGTTTTCGTGATAGGCCTGACCGTTTGCGGTTGCTAAGAATGGACTAGCACAATCAAAACTTATAGTAAACACAGGATTCACGTATTTACGTACTGTTTGCTGTATAACTGTCAGTAACAATGCCCACTCTAATTTACTGGTTCCCAAAAAGTGCATCCAATCATGTACTCCTTCCTGCAATAATCCATCATATTTCAACGAAATTAGTCTTTTCAAAATAAGATGAACATCGCACATATTTTGTCCGCCCATGGCCCATCCATCAAAATGTTTTTCTGGATATTGTTTGGGATCGCAGTAATGTTTCATGGTTTGATACCATGTTTCTGCGCTAGTATGATTATCACCTTGAAGTACATTTAAAAATTTAGTACCGCCTTGTTTTATTCCACGACGATGTTGAATAAAATATTCATTATTAAATTTAGTAGCGTCTACTGCTTGTTGTAATGCCAATGACTTGTCTGTAGTGCTAAAACCTGTTGCATGAGCTGCTTTTTTGTCATGAATCACCCAGGTTGGTATATCAAGAATCATACTATAATCAGCGATATTATCAAGCCATTTAAGCACAGATTCGCGTTTTTGTTGGGAACGTAAACAACCAGAATTGGCCTTCCAGTCTCCCTCCCACAATCCTTTGGCTATTTGAAATCCGCCCGAATCACCTAACATAAACGTTCCTTGTTCGCGATTCCTAATCATATCTTCAGACCAATCTTGTTTAGCCAAATTTAAATTTGCATGCCCTCCAGAATATAAACTCCAACGATATTGAAACAATCCTTTTTTGCTATTGAGCCAATTCAGTTGTTCCATATCAGTCATACCTTGCGGTAAGCGAGCAGGATCTACATAAGGACCATTTACAAGATCGCGTTGTTTTCCTATAAATGTAGCATAAAAACCAGAAATAGCAGGTAAGAATACAGCCCATTTACTTAACCCTTGATTATCAGTTTGTTTAAGAGTTAAATTATCTTGCATTTTCTTCCTTGCACAAAGCTTCCATTATTTTAAATTTGTTCCATGTATCTCGCAAGCCGGGATCACAAGAAATGACCTTGTGAAACAATACTTTTAATCATTTTGTTAGTGCTGGGATGGTATAGGTATACAGTGCCATTCCTGAATTTACAGCAATTTGTGAAATGCCCGTGTCACTAAAACGTACCAATTTATCACCAGGCAAGCTCAAAATACTGTCAAATACACCAATGGGCCAAATTCTGTTATTAACTAATTTGCCAGTCACGCCATTGTAAAACACAAAGTTTCCGGCATGGCTGCTTTTTTCTCCAAAATGGAATTCAAGTTTATTGCCGTTGGTAGTAGCAATAAAAGTAGATTCTTCGCTGTTAGCCTGACGTTGAAACTTTAAACGTTGAATACTACTCACTGAGGGTTCAATCTCAATGTCCCACTTACTTGGACCTAAAAATTTACATGTTTTGAGTTTTTCATCAACAATAATACCACTCATAAATCTATAGCTATTTTTAAAATCACCGTCTTTGTTTACAAATTCAATACCAGAAGGATAAGTTTTACCGTTCTCGCTTTTGTAAGTAACGTTAAATTGAGCATTTTCTTTATATTCGGGTATATTCAATATGATATTAAGTTTTTGTAAGTTTGGCATACCAAACGATTCGTTGAACTCTGGAATCGTATGGTGAAATTTGGCATCCAATACTGCGACATTATTTTCACCTATACCGTTTAACATTGTTGAATCCTTGGTGCCTATGACTTTAATTAACGTAAACACACCAAGTCCGTAAGTGTGTTGAACAATATCGTGTAATGAATCTTTCATTGAAGGTTTCCTTTAAGGTAATAGATATTATACAACAAATATTTTAACAAAACAAGAGAAATAATGAAATTATTCAAAGCTAAAAAATTGATCAAAAGTAGTTTTTATATTTGTGTTAGCTTCGATTTCCCATTCTAATACGCCTAAAAGATTTTCTACTTTTTGATCTACAATAGTATCTTCCATGAGTTTATCGTCAAATGGTAATTCTTTAAACCAAGTTGGAATATGTGTTTCGTCGGTAGGATATCCCACCGATGTATAATTCAATGGATTTGGTCGTAATTTACATACAATGGTTTTCATGCCATCGACTATGCTCATACTGTAATTGTCAGAATGTACTTTACGTAACATATTCCAATTCATAGCAGCACGAACATGGCCTGGCATATTAGCTCGACCTTTTTTACGTTCAAGATCAGTGTAATGTGTTAAGTTATTTACACGCTTAGGAGTACCTTTTTCCCATGGGGAAAGTTTTTGGAATTCTTCTTTAAATTCAATGACGCGACGATACACATGATCTTTTTCAGAGCCAGTGAGAACGTCTAATAGCAAACTACTAAGAAACTCCTGAACTACTCTAGGTGTATCTGATCGTTTGAGATCTAGACCCATGGCTTTGACTTTGCCGGGCTTGCCTTTTATGTCTAGTCTAATGCCTTCTAGATCATAGATCAGTACGGCATAACGCTTTTTTTTGATAAATAACCCTTTACTAGCAATTAATTCACGTCCACCTTTAATGATACTGCCCATGTCGCGCGGGCAATTAAATGCACGTTCCATGAAACCCGGGAAACTTTCATTTACAGAATCTACTATAGTATTGTAGAGTTTTAGACAGATTTCGCGATTCCATGTTATGATTCCTGCATCAATATCGGGTTTTAATATAGGATAGGCCGAGAAGTAGACCGAATCTGTATCTCCGTATATGATAGCTTGGCCCATGTGATCATACTTTCCTGTGATGCACTCGTTGACATGAGCATCCATATGGCGTGCAATTACACGACCGGTCAACGTCGTAGACTGACCAATGCGCTTGTCAAAAAAACGACATCCAGGATTAAGAATAGCACCATATAATGAATTAAGATTAATCTTTTTAACCAGCTGTCTCTTGTCCCAAAAGTCCCGGTCTTCAGCAGTTTCGGCATCTTTCTTTTTAACCTGTAATTCTTTTCTTTCATTGTACCAACGCTCGAGTAAGCCTGGTACAATGCCTTTGACATCGTATTTAAAAATAGTTCCATTGGCACTTAATATCCAAGGTTCACGACCTTCAAAGATAAGTTTATAAATGTCTCGTGCCATGATGGATTCTGAATGACCATTTTCCCAATCAACCGTGATTTCCCTGCCGGGTTCTTGATCAAGAACCATGGTATATTCTAAACTACCAAATAAGTTTTCCCAAGCATCGGCAAAGCTGCTTCCTTCTGAGATCTTTTCGTTTATGTATTTTTCTGTGTACGTGGGTCGCAACTGTCCGACAATGGTTTCTGGCGCCATATTAAGAGAGCGGATTGCCGACGGGTACAGTGAGTTGATGTCGATGGCGCCAATGTATTCATGCATGCCCCTTTTGGGATAAGCAACATAGGCACCTGCCGCTTGTGTGTCATCATCTTTATTTCTCCTATTTTGAACTATTAAACCATTTTGATGTGCTTCATTAATAATTGCTTGTTCTGTAACAGCCACGGCACCCATAGTAGTGGGTAATAATACAGTATTATCATGTGCTAGTTCATTGGCTAAATCTAAAAAACGTAGTTTTTTATCTAATTTAGCCAGCAGCATGGTATCTTGTCTATTATAGCTTATAAACGTAGTAAAATCTTTATTGTATAATTGATCTAGCGTTCCTTCATATTGAGTTTTGCGTTCATCTAGTTCGTGCTCACCAATGGCATCTAGACTGTAACTATGCCGTTCTTCGTAGGTATATTTTCTGTATAATTGCATATAATCCATATGTATACGACCTACTAGATCAAAAGTAATATGTTTTGCACCAAATCGTTCAAACATGCGTTGTTTAGGAAATTGTTCCCACAGACAAAACCTACGTGTATCATCTTTACTTAATATTCTAGTGGTACGCATAATCATGTAAGGAATGTCAAAACCTTCTGAGTTCCAACCACTTAGTATGTCTGCATCGTCGATGAGATCTAAAAATGTTAAGATAAGATCTTTTTCACATTCTACTAAAAAACAATTTTCATACTTATTAATCAGTTCTGTGGCCGAATTTAAACTTAAGGTTTTAGGAGGCGTTACCAAAGTAACTAATCGATCAAGCCAGTCCATATATAAACTAATAGCTGTTATAGGATTGAATGGATCCTCGGGTTTACTAAAACCGCGTACAGGATCAAAATCAACTTCAATATCAAAAAATACTGTGTGCAGTTTAGGAGCTGATTTGTTTAAATAATTTTCTTCTAGGCAACGATTTACAGGTTTAATATCTGATTCCCATAAGCGTTTAGAACTGTGTATTTTAATTTCTCGGTTGAATTCCTTGATGTTTCCGGTACTAAATCTACTAACTGTTGTTCCATAGATTGTTCGGAATTTACCTTTTAGATCATCATAATAAAACATATATTTGGCAGGGTATTCGCAATAAATTCTTTTGCCGGCCACACGCTCAATAACATAGACACAATTATCTTCTTTACTAAATAATGCATCTACATAGGTCATAGAGTACGTCCCACTGTCTCCAAAATAGTATTAAGATCTTCGTTATTGCGATTAATTTCACCTAATTTACTTTTTGCTGCAACGCGAATGGCTTTTCTAAGCGTAGCAGGTTTGATTTCCATCTCCTCCGCTACTGCTTTGATTGTGTCTGATAGACCTGCATTCAGAGAATCAATTTCTGTAACAACTTGAATTCCTTCACTGATAATTTGAGTTAGTTTGGCCTTTTGTTCGGCACTGAATAAGCGACTGCTCATAAAATCTCCTCAAAAAAATTATTATATAGAATTTTTTGTTTACAAGCAAGAGAAATGATATTCACTTTGGTGATAATTCCAGCGACAGTAGCAGAAATGGAATACTCAGAGAAATAATCACTGGGTGTTTCGGGCTTGATTCAGTGAAAACTATCCTAAGAAAATTTATTCATACATAACTGTGTTAGTGTCGCCCAATGTCCATTTAGGATTAGTTTCCACTGAGTATTTAACTGTACACACACGAAAATCTGGAAATTTTAATTGTGTTGGATTACTGGCAGCATCAAAAAATATACATCTATTATTTGGTTGTGCTGCATACTGTCCATTTTGTAATTGTATAAAATTAAAACTTTTATGATCTTCAGGCCATTCACTATACGTAGTATCTATAATATTCATATCAGGGCTAGCATTATCTACAGTAAACAAATAATCACCGGTATAAAATTCTTTATTTTTGGCATAGAATTTACAGCTGAGATTACGTAAAAAAGATTTTTGAATAATGGCTATATCATAACTAAAACAATCCCAAATTTGTAGGATATCCAATGATAAAAATTTTTGAATATCAAGATTATCTGGTCTACTGACAAAAGCATGTAAAGGCAATTTATCATATAAAGCACCATAATTTGGTAAATAGGCTTCTATTCTGAATGCTTGACCTCTTATACTTTTTAAACTTATCCATATACATGGTTCGTATTCACCATGACCTTGTTGATTGTTGTAAAGAAATTCTTTTCTAACCCAACAATGAATAGGCGGTACATTTACTAGTAAAAAAGCCATTGATTATTACTTTTTATGGTATATTTACTCTTTGCAATACTTATTGTCATCGCCTGTGGCTGTTTCTGACATTGGTATACGCATGACATTGTCTATAGGTGTTCGCAACAATTTATTATCTGAAGTTCTAAAATATACAGCTAATTTATTAAATGGACGATATAATTCTATGCTTTCTACAATTCCTCGTCTCAACATGTCCTTGGTTCTTATAATGGTACCGGGGCAGAATAATTTTAAATTTTCGTTTATTGATTGTTTGTCAACTTGCTCTTCGTTCTTGGGTTTTTTTCCGGCTTTTTTCATACTAATAGCAATAGCAGCCTGTTGTTTGGCATTGCCAAATTTTTTTATCGTACCTTCATCTACATCTTTGGGTCGAAGTACGCTTTGTGTTTTTGACAAATTACCAATCTTGCGACCATCGCTGTCTTTTGGATGTGCACCCTCACCTTCATTGCCTTTTTTGGTTTTCGTTGATTCTTTGTGTAAAGTTTTAAAACGAGCACGTTTGTTGCGAACCCAAAGAGATTTTGGTAATTGAAATCGTTCGCTAACCTGTTCTTTATTATTAGAATCTTTGTTAATGTTGTTTATTCCGTTGGAATTAACTGTTTGTTGAGCAGTGTTGTTAGTTTTAATTATAAAATCTTGTGTTTTCATAATTATATTTATTACAAAGTATATAAATATTATGTACTATAAACTTAATTCTACGTTTTGTTGGTCTTTAATGGCCTTGCTCAGCTGATCAAGATAACCAAGATTGCGTATTATTTTAAAGCTGAGATTTTCTACACTGTATTCGCCGCCGGTATCTAGGCCGGCTTGACGCATGCGTCTAATTTTATCCATCAATCTTCGTAACTCTTCGTCGTTGTTGGCTCCTTTTATAGTTTTTTTAATTACAAAGATAAGGTCTTGTACCTTATGATTCACTGCTTGGTCATCATAACTGGGTGGTTCATAAGTTGGTCGTTTGATCCAGGAATTATCGAGTAAACTGAATGTACCACCGCTGACAGAGGGTTCTTCGATGTCTTCAACATAAAGTTCTACTTCGTGTCCACGTACAATGATGTCATGGTCGTCGTTCCAGATTTTTTTCTTGGCCTGATAAAATGCTTCGGCAAGATCGTCACAATCAAGATCACTATAACGTGTGATCACATGCACATCAAAATCACTGAATTTGGTATAATTGAAGTTAGCCATACTACCGGTCAGCACCACATCTAATATTTTGAAGTTTGGAATGTCCACATAATCTATAAACATTTTTGCTGCTTGTAATAGTTTATAACGAACTTCTGGTTTAATGTCTGATCCTTGCCAGGCCTCTGAAGCCAGTTTCTTGTTGTAAGTCAAATTTTTCTTAACAAAATCAGTATTCATATAATTATTTTTTATAATTCAATTTTATATCAGTAATACTGGTATGTCATGTTTTATTGTTTATTTAAATTTGATTTCAACAATGTTGATATTCTGATATCTGCATAGGGTGTTTATTTTCTAGTGGCTACGTTAATAGCTTTGCCTTTTCTATTGGCATCAGGATCTTTTTTACGTTTGCGGGCAGCAGCACTGGC